CCTGTAGTAGTTACACTATTGTAACTAAAACCTGTTGTTGATAATGAACCCACTTTAAAGGTTTTATCACCTTGAATAAGGTCATAAACATCACTATCAATGTCACTCGTTGTCTTTTTTACTTGATCGTAACGGTAAACATATTCGTTAATATTAATCAACGGTTCAGGTGCACCAATAAATCTTAAAAAGAATTCAATTGCTTTCCTTGTACCTTTTGATTTGTAAATGTGTGAAAGGTTGATAACAAGTCTTCTGTAAAACTCAGTCTCTGCTTCCACCATATTCATTCCAACACCAACACCATCGTACTGACTGTCAACTCTTGTGTAAAGTGAATCCTGTAGATTCTTTTCGTCAAATAGATTTAAAGTGTCTAAACCAAGTGTGTTGGATAAGTTTTTTAAAAGTACGTCAGGTAGGTTATTAATACGATCATAACTCACATTTCTCATGTAAGCGATATTATCGATAAACTTCTTAACCTGATCAAAACTATGACCAAGTAATTGAGTTGCTGAGTCAAATCTTCTGTCCTCAGTATCAAATTCGTATAATGAAGCAGTCGTTAAAAATCTTGAAACTACATTCGATTTGTAATTATCAATACGTTCACCGAGTATACTTAACTCTTCAACATAATTTATGTATGCACTTCCCGATATCTTTAAATTCCACTTATCCCTATATAGTGGCCATGAAACCTCATTAGTCTTTAATTCTGTTTTTGAACCATCTAAACTATCTTCAGGTGCTCTGAACTTTGCGGTGTATTTTATTTTAGATTCACGATTTAGTAAAACCGATTCTAAGTCATCTAACCCTTCAAAAAATTCTTCAACAACACTATTGTTTGGTCTTATTAAAAAACTATCGTCATATGTTGATGCACCACCAAATGGAGACCCTTTTACCGTTAGACTTACTAACCCACTTAAATTAACCTCAGTATAACTTATAACCTGATATGAAATCGAATTTACTTCTAATTCATATCTCTTAAAAGAATCGTAAAAATTCTTAATAGTATTAGTTGTCTCAGGTAATGTATTACTCTTTGGTTTTTCAAGAATAACATCTAACGGATTGAATATTTTACTATTTTCAATCTGAAATGAAGTTACATTGGTTTTCTTATTATATATAGAATTTAATGCGGTAAATAACGTAGATGCCGTTGGAGTTTCTTTATCAATATAAATTCCAGCTGGAAACTTACCAATGATTCTTGATACAGATACCTGTAATCTTTGTTTTAGTGAACCAAATAAAGATTTACCACCATCTTCATTAGATTTTCTAAAGGTTACCTTATCCTTTCTTCTTTTAGTTGTAATTGTAGAAACACCACTTTCAATTGGTTCCTCTTCTTTAATGTCCTCAAATGTGAGGTATTCAGAAAATGGTTTAGATTGGAATGATTTTTTATCCCTTTGGGGAATGCTTTTATCCAATGCAAAGTTCGCAGAGGTCAGCTGACTTGTACCATCGGTAATTTGATTACCGACCAAGTTGTCATTAAAGGTTTCCCTCCCACTCGCCGCTTGACTTGGAACTTTTCTTTTCGCCATTATTCTTGGATATCATCAAAATTTTTAGTGTCATCAATTTCATCTCTCTCTTCTCTGATTTCATATAACGTTTCGTTAAACTCATCTTTAACTTCAAATAAGTTAAACTGTTTGTAGATGTTATCGGATTTATCATAGATGGTGTATATACCATCAGAAACTGATTTAGACTGATTACCGTAAAGTGCGTATGCTAACGTAGTGTCATCATGTTCAACCATATCAACCTCAATTGTTGTTGGGTTGAAGAATGTATTTGTGAAAATAATATTCTGTGATGGTTCACCAATAAACGGAACAGTATTCGGTCTGTTTGTCGGTGCTGAAGATGGTGTCACTGTTAGATACAAAAGATTAGTAATCGAGTCGGTATATTGATATCTAATAGCCTTCTGTGATGTACTTGTTAAATTTGATACTATTGGTGTACAATAGAATGAAGATGTAACTACCCTATAAAAATTAGGTATTTTTGATCCATCATCGTTTAAATATTCTATTCTATACCCAGTTAATCCTTGAGGTGTGAATTTATTTCTGTCCCCTGATGGAACATTACTTAGATCTACAATAATCCCTCTCACTGATGGTAAGGACGCTAAGATCCCACAGTCAGTGATACTTGTTCTAATTTGTTTGGGTCTAATATGTAACGTGTACACACCTAACTCATCGAAATCAGACGAACTTAATTTAAGATTGTATAAACCACCTAATATCTCAGTATCAGGTGCATTAGGACTATCCGTAGTATCTGAATTATGATATACAGGTGTTAGGACATCCTCCGAATTTAATTTTTTAAATTGCACTGGAGCCGTAGAGGTCCTACCCGATACATAGTGGAAGAAAATTTCCACATCGGATGGTGATACATCTGCCGGTCTAATTGTGCCATAACTACCTACTGCCATATTCTTTTAATTAATAAATATAATTCTATTGTTTTTTTACATTAAAAAACCCATTTCCGTAAACAGATATTTCTCCAACGTTGTCTAATTCACCTAACCTTAGATTCATTTCCAACACTCCTTGCTTTCCACGCTCAACAAACACGTCTGAATAAATAGACGGTTCATCAATAAATCCGATGAAATGTTCGTTTCTGGTTAACATTTTATTGAACACTTCTTCTTGTTCAAATGATGTCGTTGTACCTGTTATTGTCGTATGACCATCGTCGTAATCTCTATATGTAAGGTTATCAATAGTGTAACCTGAATATGTTAAACCAGCACTGTCAGTACCCGTTGTCACACCGTTATAGGTGTTTTGTCCATATTTTTTTAATTCTGATATTCTACTTCTACCCATCCCCGCAAAATATAATGTTGCGTCTGAATCATTATCAGTTATATCAAGATCATTGATATAATTTTGATTAGTTGTGATTGATTTGTAAGGAATTGTAAAAGGACCAAAAGTTCCGTTCGGATTACTCACAGAAACATTTTTGGGTACTGTAATCTTTTTTGTTGTTTTTTTATTTGTCCACACGTTATTTAATGAAATTGAGACATTATAAGTTCCAACAGCACTAAAAGTGTGTTGTAAAAATGCGAGGTTGTTACCTGTACCAACATTTATCGTATCGGTATTACCATCTCCCCAATCAACATCAAACGTTTCGTTTACTATTATCTTTAAACTGTCTCGATCAATCGAGTTATATAACCTAACAGTATTTCCTGTTGTTATTTGATAATTAAAGTTACATAATAATTCAACCTGTTGAATGTCACCATCAAAACCGACCATTCCACCCATTTCATCCGCCATAGATTCTAAATAAACAGGAAGGTCATAAGTATCATATGCTTGTTCTCTTGTAATTGTACTCCATGACGTTCCACCCCATTTGTAATATCCTTCACTAAGACTTCCTGAATTGTAAACAACTTCGTTTACTTCAGGACCAATATAAACCCCATTGGATCCTGACCATGGAATGACATTATCATTTGGGTCATACCATGTTTGATCAGTTAATGATGTTAACGATCCTGTCTGTATTGATTTTAATCTTAATGTATATCGATTGTTTTCCATAATTAAGGTGTTGTGTCTTTCATTTCGTAAAAAATAATTGGTGATGCAGACGTACCAATTCGAGTACCCGCGACGTTGTTTACACTATCATATTCAGATATCATGTAGTTATATGTCGGAGCATTACTCTTATCCATCTCAACTATATAATATAAATCTTCTTCTTCTACGGGTATTGAAAGATCACTGATCGCATTATTTGTGAATTGTGAACGTTCTCCGTTAAATGCATTATGAAATTTAGCCGTCATATAAAACGTACCACCCGTTAAAAGTGTCTCCTCAAGTACGGTGTCATCTTCAAACCAAAAGAGATACATATTTTCTTTATTCTTAAATGGTGACCCATTAAAGACAGGAACTTTTATTTCTTGACCTGAAGTTAGTGTGACCTCTTCTCCAACCATTGGATTCAACATTTTAGAAAAAACCAATCTTCTATTTTGTCTATTAGGTGGATCATTGTCAGGTGTTTTATAGAATTCTAACTTAAAGAAACTATTTTTTAAATCTATCACGTTTTGATCTGTCTGTTCAATACCCACAATATTATAATCTAACCCAAGTGTATATGAGTTTAGTTTTTTAAAGTAGAAGTAAAACCAAATATCACTCTGTTGAATACCATTAGAGGTGTATGGTTTATGAATATACCTACACGTCTCGTAATTCTCCACAGGATTAATTATGTCCTCTAAAACCTCCCTTTCGTACGTTTGGAATGATTCATCCCAACCCGCATCAGTTCTGAAATTCTGATTAGTCCCTATGACTAATTTCTTATCTCCGTTTTCGTTTCTTAATTTCATTTAACAGTCATCATCATCACTTGTAAAGTTTTTAATCCCAACTCCCTTATTAAGGAATCGTTCTTCATTTCTAAACAAAAAGTTTATGTCGCTATGGACGTAGTGTTGACCATTGGTGAAAGGGTGGTTTGTTCCAAAATTATCAGGATCTACATACCCGTGATCGTATAAATCTCTCCATTTCCACACACCATTTAGTTCATCATATATTACATTTTCAGGTAAATTATGAATGTTATTTGTATTCGCAGTCTCAACATAAGGTGATAATTCCCTTAGTTTTATTCTGTGGTGTGGTTGGTAAATTAACCCACTCGGATTAGTTTGACTGACTCCCCCGAAACCACTACTTGGAGATGACTGACGGTGATCATAAATGAGGACATCCGAAGATATTTTATGAAACCCCTCACTTAGTATTGTTTCCTTAAAATCTTGTTCGTTGTATTCAACAAATGCACCATCTAATACAGTTCCCACAGGTAGCTCATTACCCTGTTTGAAGGTGAAACCACTACTACTAACAGACGTAAATGGTAAATTCGTATCAGAACCCGAAAACGAGTCATCAAATTGTTCATCCACCCAACTATTGTGAAAATTAAACTTCCATCCGTTTCTTGGTGGGTAATTAAAATACCCATTTCTATTTCTGAATGTAGTCGTCAGATATACCTCTGTTGGTGTATAATTAAGGTTATTTCTTAATCCTTTAATGTCTATTGCATTTTTAAAATGATACAATACTGATTCAGGTCTATTCTGTTCGATATAAACATCATTTCTTTGATCCGCAGTCTCAAATTGTAATTTCCTTTCGATTTCAAAAATAGGTGTCTCAAACCCACAATTATCAATGATACAATCATCCACGGTAGTTATTGTCTTATGTTTATGAACATAGTATGTTGATGTGGTCCCCGTAACGTTAGTTCTATCTAAACATCGCTGACCAAATACAACACCAATAGAATCCATAATTGTAATTTGACTCGTAGTAAATTCTGATTTTGATATGTTTATAACATACAATTCAGATTCATAGTTATTATCTCCAACAGAAGTAATATTAAAAACCCTATCAGATTTATTTGCATTGGTTAAGGTGGATCCTGAAAGAACAACATGTTCACCTAAAGACATATTATGTTTTATAGGACTTATTAATCGATATAAGGTATCAAAAACCTCAACTCTAAATGGTATCCCCGACTCAGCAGTAAAGTCGTACGTTGTGTTACCAGATAGGGTATATCTCATTGGGTGACTACTGTCGTGGTCATAAACATAACTCAC